TTGTGTATACTTCCATACTAAATTAATAAAAAATTATTTGGTTTATTTTCAACGAATGCTTACGGCCAGTTGGTGGTCCGTCATCTATAATATAGTCGAATTCAATTGACTTAATCGCCATTTGTACAAATTCGGCTTTATCCTCAAGCGTGGATACATTCCACATTTCTAAAAGTAATTTTTTATATTTTTTAACGCCTTCAATATCAAACTGTTTTTCTACTTTGTTTTCAGTTTGACTTTCATATTCTTTAATAGCCTCGTCAGTTTCTTTAATTAAATCAAACAGCTCATCTTCCTGCATTAACCCGTTCGCATATAACTTATGATACCTTTTGCGTTGTTCCATAACTTTGTGGATATCAACAGTTATTTCAGGCTCACTTTGTTTTTCCTCAATTTCATATTTCTCTAAATTTAGATTGAGTAAGTAGTCATAAAATACTCGTAATACCTCCCGTTCTTTTATATAAACTGGTTTTAAGTTAGGCATTATTTTACAATTGTTGCAGTAATAATTTTTATGCGTTGTATAGCCATTTTGTGTTTTCTTTCGATTGGTATTCATCGTTAATTTAGCGCCACATGTTGGACATGTGAGTTTACCCCTAAACACAGATGTGTGAGCAACTACTTTTGTATTTACACGTTCATTCAGTCTATCTTTAATTTTATTGTACATTTCTTCGGTAATAATAGGCTCGTGGTTATTCTCTAGGTAAACACCTCCCCATTCAAAGTGTCCTCTTGTGAACGGACTTCTCAATGCTCGTGTGATTGACCTATCTTCCCACTTTCTATTGTTCGGTGGTGGAATATCTGAATTATTTAATTTACGTGCTATTGATTTAGCGCTCTTACCTTTTAACGCCTCCTCATAAGCAAATAGCACAACTTCTTTATATTTATTAGGCACAAACTTATTATCGACACGATCATAATAAAACGGTGGAGTAGTGAGCATGATACCTTTTTTAAGTGCTGCAAGTTTACCCATTTGTGTACGTTCTCTAATTGTCTCACGTTCCCATTCAGCCATCGCACCTACTAATGTAACAAATAATCTTCCCATTGCAGTTGATGTATCATAAACTTCTGTTGCACTCCTAAACGCTACATTATTCTGTTCAAATATCTCTAGTAAATCTAATAGGTCACGCACATTACGTGTAAGTCTATCTAACTTATACACTAGGACTAAATCAAACTTATTTATATCATTCATCAACCGTTGTAATTCTGGTCTATCACGTTTAGCACCAGAGAAACCAGCGTCTATAAATGTATCAGATACAGTCCAATCATTTATCTCGCAAAACTGTTTTAGCTTACGTTCTTGCTCTTCGATAGAATAGCCATGTTCTTTTTGCTCTAGTGTACTGACCTGACACGAACGTAAATAGCTACGTCCATAATACATCACTCCTTTAAAAGAAAAGGGTACGCAGAAAGTGTGTACCCTTACCTTAACCGTATTTTGATATTACAAAAACATAAAATAGTATAAGAAAACCAACTAGGAAGAAAAAACAACCGCAACCTCCCATATTCATGTATGTATTAGCTAATTGTTCTCCAACTTTTGATTGTTTCCTACTTTTACTTTGATTTGCAGCTTTAAGTTCTTTAAAAAGATAAGCGAATACGCTTATAGCAATTAAAATACATATAACGCCTATAAATGTCGCCATATCATTACCTCCTAATTGTTATAAAGATAATGATAGCAAAGCGCCATAAGAGGCGCTATAATTATTCGAATATTTGATAGTTATAAATCACTTTTCCTATTACTTCTATTTCTTCTAAACTTTCTAAATCAAAAGTATTCGTTTTAAATTCATCTGAATAACTCACAGGATCTAAATGTAATTTCGTTTCTGTTCGTCTCACTCGCTTTACAGTATATTCACCACCCAAACGCAAAACTAAGATATCGTTATTATTCAATCTATAATCTTGATTGCGTCTGTAATCGTGAATAATTATGTATGAGCCATTAGATAACACTTTGTTCATGCTATCTCCGTTCACTTGTAAAGCAATACACTCTTTAGGGTTTCGACCATTAAAAGCAATATCAGGCACTTCTAATTCTTTAGTATCTACTTCCACAGTTTCGAAATTACCAGCTGACACTTGCCCATAGTATGGTACTTGGTAATATTTATCTATCTTTTCAATTGGGACGATGTCATCTTCCAAACCTATTAAATAATCCATACTTACACCAAAATAAGTAGCTAATTGTGATACAGTTTTTGCAATTGGTTCTGATTTGTCATTTTCCCAGTTAGATAATTTACCTTTAGTAAAACTATTCCTTTTATCCTTACTAGGAAATTGGTTATGTAAATCGTCGCTAAGTTGTTGCAACGTCATTCCTTTTTGCTTCCTTAATTTTTTAATACGTGAGCCGAAAGTCATACCATTTCCTCCTTTTGTTGTAATATATTCGCTACATTTATAATATACAACATATGTAAAATAATCACAACACTTATATAGGAATAAATAAAAAAAGTTATAAATTTACGACAAAAACATTGACTTAGGTTACATTAACGTGTACTATAATAGACAAGTCGTAAAAACACGACAGAAAGAGGTGTAAAGATGAAAGGTTATAGCAAGCTTAAAGGTCTATTGAAAGAACGAGGTATTAATCATGATGAACTTGCTGATTTACTTGATGTACACAGGGTTACAGTAAGCAACAAGTTAAATCGTTCGCACGGTGCAGACTTTACAATGACAGAGGTCAGAAAGCTGTGTTTGTACTTAGAAGTAAGTGCAGACATATATTTTTTAAATGTAAGTCGTGAAAACACGACAAAAGAACCACAAACAACTTAAAAAAGGAGGAACTTAAAAATGAACGAATTGCAAAAAATAAATGAAGAAGTAGTAATAGAAGAATTAGAAACATTGAAAGTAGTTTTAGAAAGAACAAAGCAACAACCAACTCCCCAACAGATTGAGGCTGCTGCAAAATTGGTTGAAGCTGTACGTGCTACAGCATTTAATTACTAGCGTGTAACATTGCTTACTTGGTATTCATCTTTGCAAACTATCGCATTAGTAACATTGTTCAAATTTATATATTGATTGTTATTTGCAAAGATGGTTGATTCATCAATGATTTCAGAATGAGTTACAGTAGTGTGTCTGCCATTAACGTATTTAATCACTACAGCATAATTATCATTTAATGAATCATTTATTGATTTAGCGTTCATAATTATCACCTCCAAAGGTGATTATACCAAACAATCAAACAAATTAAGGAGGCATAGCTATGCTGCAAAAACTAAAAATAGCACTCCTAATCGTCATCTTGGCGGAGGAGATTAGAAGTGCTAGGAATTATAAAAAAAGCTGTGGAAAAAAATTTGTTTACCCTAAAAAACGAAATGACGGAATCAGATTAATAAGACATTTTAATGATTTTCGCTAAACAGTCTTTTTCCTAATACACGAAAGGAGGGGTCGTAATGCCAAAACACATACAAACAATGATGTTTAACTTTTTCGCCAAACGTGGCTACTTAGAGCCGGCGATGAAAAATTTAGAAGAAAGGAGGTAATAACAATGACTAACAAAGACAAAGCAACCATAATCTCAGGCATGATGTTCAATGCGATATTTTTTCTAGCAATGATGTTAAACATCTTCATCACTAACGCAGTAGCGATTGCAATGGTTGCGTCAGCAGCAACGCACCTGTTTTTCGACCGATGTTACTACACAAAAAAAGACTGATACCCACGCCAATGAGTAACAGTCAAAATTTAACCAAAACACACAATTTAATTTAACCAAAATACACGAAGGAGGTCAACTATGGCCGAAACAATAGAGGTAAGTAAAAAGGATTTTAACAAATATTGTAAAGACAGTATCGACTTAGTTTTACTTGCTAATGATTATAAATTTTTAGAACGCCAGTATCAAACTGCTCAGGACCATATTGAAGAATTGCAAAACGACATCAAGTTTTATATGGAATTGTACCAAAGCGCAGACGCTAGGGCAGACAGAGCGAATAAAAGACTGGAGGAGTATATCGATGCAAGAGCCAATATTAAATTGTGAAGTAGAATATCGCATCAAAGATAATTACTTTGGACGTTGGATCACTAATAAACCTACTGCTCAAGAATATGCTAATTACAATGCTTTAAGACGTAATGCTCGTAAATTCGATGGTTTGCAAGATATAGACATTGACTGGGATAAACACTTGATTGAAGTATCAACAATCGAAACAAAAGAAACACGTAAAGTATACAATTTTGAAGATTTGGAGGAGGTAAACAATGACGTTTAATATATCGAGCGCTAAAGATATTACAACAGACAAATCAACGTATCTTATCTATGCGAAACCTGGCACAGGTAAGACACACACAATTAATTTCTTACCCGGTAAAACACTCTATATCAACGTAGATAAATCAGAACGACCTTTAAAAGGCAACGAGAATATCGACATTCTGAATTTTAATACCCACGATGCATGGGAAGAGTGGGGCGAGTTGATGAAATGGTTTAACGATAACAAAGATATAGTTAATCAATACGACACGATTGTCATCGACAATATATCAGAATTGTTCCGTTCAATGCTAGCTAATCTAGGGCGTAATGGTAAAAACGAACGTGTACCTGAAATGAGCCATTATCAACGTGTAGATTTCTTCACAATAGATAGTTTACGTTTCCTACAATCACTAGGAAAAAGACTTGTATTTATTGCTTGGGAAACGAACTTTGAAAATTACACTCCAGCAGGTCAACAAATTACTCAAGCAGTACCAGACATTCGTAAAACTATTCGTGATAATGTCGCAGGTCTTTGCCAAGTTGTTGCTCGATTAGTATTTAATGAAAAATCGGGCAAACGTGGTTTTATCTTAAGTCCTAGCAACAATGTATTTGCTAAAAATCAGCTAGATAATAGAGAACATTGCTTACAAGAAGAATTGTTTAAAGTCGGTGATGTGGATGGCTAAAAGAGAAATTTGGAAGCCAATTGTAGGCTATGAAGGGCTATACGAAATTAGCAACTATGGAAATATAAGAAGTATGCCGAGAGTCATCATGAGAAAGGATGGCAAACCTTACACAGTTAAAACTATAAAAGTATTAAAACCATGTTATGACAAAGACGGTTACCTAAGAATAGAGTTGAACAATAATGGTGTAGCAAAAAAATACTATGTTCATAGACTTGTAGCAAATTCTTTCATTCCGAATGATTCCAATAAATCACAAGTTAATCATAAAAATGCAGTAAAAGATGATAATTCAATTGAGAATCTAGAGTGGGTTACAAATCAAGAAAACAGAGATCATGCCGTTAAAAATAAATTACAACCGTTACAGCATGGCATTAAAAATCCTAATGTGAAGTTAACAGTAGAAAAAGTGTTGAAAATAAAAAGATTAAAACGAGAAGGAATAAAACCTTCTGTTATTTCTAAAATAACAAATGTTCCAGTTTCAAATGTTAACAACATCATAAACAACTATACATGGAGTTGGTTAAAGGACGGTGAAAAGCGACATGTTCAAACTCTATGACTACCAATTAGAATTATTGGATAAAGCGCGTAAAAGTTTTTTAGAAGCTGACGGTGTATTGATACAGTCGCCTCCCAGGTAGCGGTAAATCTGTCATGATTGCAGAAGTTGTAAAAAACGCTGTGAACAAGGGGAGTCACATTCTGTTTATTGTTCATCGTAAAGAATTGAGTTATCAAATCGAGAACACTTTAAAAAAGCATGGTGTCGATTTAACTCATGTAGATATCCTTTCAGAAAAACGTGCAAAAAATACTTTGTCTGAACTTACACCACCTAAGATTATTGTTACTGACGAAACGCATCATAGTAGAGCAAAAACTTACAAAGATATTTATGATTATTTTCCTAACGCTTTAAGAGTTGGATTTACTGCAACTCCCTGGCGTGCTAATGGCAAAGGTTTTACAGATATTTACGATGAAATGGTAAAAGGTCCAACAGTAGAGTGGTTAATTAATAATCACAAACTGGCGGACTACGATTACAAAAGTGTTGTACTTGCAGATGAAAGCAAGTTAAAAAAATCTAGAACGGGCGACTACACAAAGAAGTCAATGGATAATGCCATACCTAAGGCAATATACGGCAATATCGTTGAGAATTATAAAAAGTTTGCTAACGGTCAAAAAACTATACTTTATGCCCACAGTGTTGAGACAAGTAAAGATATTGCAGAACAATTTAGAAATGCGGGTATTAACGCAGAACATGCAGACGCTAAAACAAGCGCTACTGAACGTGACAGAATTATGTCCGATTTTAAAAATGGCACTATCAAAGTTTTATGCAACGTTGATTTAATATCGGAAGGCTTTGACGTTCCAGATTGTACATGTGTCATTTTAGCACGTCCTACTGACTCACTTGTTTTATTTATGCAGCAAGCTATGCGGTCCATGCGTTATCAACCTAACAAAAAAGCACTAATTATTGATCATGTCGGTAATTACGCTAGACATGGTTTACCCGATACTCCTCATGATTGGGAACGTTATTTTAAAGGGTCACAATCTAAGCGTAGAAAGAAACAAAACGATGCACCAGCATTAGCAGAATGTACAGAATGCTTCACAGTTTTTGAAAGCAAATTAAAAGCATGTCCCAATTGTGGACATGAATTAGAACTTGAAGAACAAAAAGGTTTAGAACAAAAGGATGCAGAACTTACCGACATCAAACCGTTTAAAGTTGATTACACACTTAAACGATATAGCAAAGATTTAAAAGATAAGAAAGATCTAAAGTCTTTAGAAGATTATTATCTCTATACAAAAGCAAACAATTACAAAGAGTCATGGATTAAATTTAATCATCCATATTACAAACAAGCACCATTTCCAGTCTTATACGCAGACTTAAAACCAATCAAACAAAAATACAACTATTAAAGGAGATTTATTATTATGACATTATTTACAACAGATTATTCTAACTTAGAAAGTAACGATTTTAGTCCACTACCTGAAGGTGAATACGAAGTAATTATCAAGAGTGCTACTGAACGTGCAACTAAAAACGGTAAAGAAGAAACACAATTACAACTTGTTGTCAGAAACGATTTAAAGAAAACATCAGAATTACAAGCAAAATATGCTAATAGAGTGATTTTTGTAGATGAATGGAAACGCACAATCGACGGTCAATACAAATACAAAATGGATAACTTCATGCACTATTTAAACGGTGTAGGTGTGCCAGAGGGTACTGCAATTGAAAGTATCGAACAACTACTTGATATGTTTAGAGGTAAACCAGTCAGAGTGTTTGTAAAACAAGAAGAAAACGAATATAAAGGCGAAAAGCAAATCGTCAATCGTGTAGCACCATGGAATTTTAAAAATACTAAATTCCCACAAGTGAACCACGAGTGGAAGTCAGACGATAAACCAGAACAAAACGCGTTTGCAGGTGGTGTAGATTTAAACAATGATGAATATCCTTTCTAATATTCCAGATGAATTAAAACAACTTAATAACTGGTGCGTGTGGAAGTTTGAAAAGCGTAATGGTAAACGTACAAAAATACCTTTTAATGCCGAAACTGGCGAGTTCGCTAAATCAAATGATAAAAGCACATGGTCTAGTTATGAAACAGCAGTCAATGCTCAAGGTGTCGACGGTATAGGGTTCTTTTTTGAACCCCCATACCTTGGCATTGATATTGATGATATTGATGATGATCTTCATAGATTTAAACAAGGCGACAAGCTAGACAATATTGTCAGCGAATTTAACGAAGCATTTAAAAGTTATACAGAGGTCAGTCCAAGTGGTAATGGCTTACACATTATTGTAAAAGGCAAGATACCCGGCACTCGTCGCCGTAAAGGAAATATTGAAATGTACGATAGCGGTCGTTTTTTTACCATGACAGGTAAGTCAATCGGTAAATATAAAGACGTTACTGAAGTATCAGAACAAGTATTTAAAACAATCTATAACAAATATCTACCAGATAATACTATTAAATATCCAACTACAAACAACTACCAAGAAAATATTCATAACCTTTCAGAAATTGATGTTATTAATGAAATTTACAATTCAAAACAAGCGAAGTTATTCGATGACTTAATGAAAGGAAATTATGAACCTTATTATACTTCTCATTCTGAAGCAGACATGGCACTCGCTAATATTTTAGCTTTTTGGTGTGCTAAAGATTATTCACAAATGGATAGTATCTTTAGACAGTCTAATTTATATCGTGATAAGTGGGATGAGAAACGTAAGAATTCTACCTATGGTGAACAAACATTATTTAAAGCAATCAATGAAGTTAATAATATTTATACCCCTAAACAAGAAAGAGAAGAAAATCCATTAAGATACGCGCTTAGTCACATATTTGATGCTGAAAAGAAAGATAAAGAATATCCGATTCGCAGCTATGACGATACAGGAAATGCGGATCGTTTTATAGACAGATACGGTCATCTATATAAACACAGTTATATTACGAACAAATTTTATATCTATGACGGTCAAAAATGGAAAGTTGATGATAGAGGAGTAATCAGACAACTCATAGATGAAATGATTGAAAATATTAAAAATGAAAAAGTACTTCATAGCGAAGATGTAACGGAAGAAGAAGCTAGAGAAGCGTTTCAAAAATACTACAAAAAAACTAGGGGTACACAGTCCAAGAAAAACATCATGAACGAATTAATGCATAGAAAAACAGTTACACCTGATGAATTCGATAAAGACGACATGCTTTTAAATGTCGCGAATGGCTATATCGATTTAACAAGTAGAGAGCTTTATAAACACGATATTAATCGAATGTTTTCTCAAATTGCTAACACAGACTATAGCGAGAAAATGCAACCAGCTGTGTGGTTAGACTTTTTAAACGACATCTTTGCAGGAGATAAAGCAGTAATTCGATACATTCAAAAAGCATTAGGTTACTCATTAACTGGAAGTACAAGAGAGCAAGTCATGTTCATCCTATTTGGTAAAGGTCGAAATGGTAAAAGTATTTTTGTTGAAACGATTGCAGAGATATTGGGCGATTATTCGAACAACATGCAAGCAAAATCATTAATGGTAAAGAAAAACGACAATGTTAATACAGATATTGCTCGTTTGAGTAAAGCAAGATTTGTCACAAGTTCTGAACCTAACGAAGGTTTTAGATTTGACGAAGGTTTAATAAAACAAATCACTGGTGGAGATAAAGTCACTGCACGTTTCTTATATGCCGAAGAATTTGAATATACCCCTAAGTTTAAGATTTGGGTTTCGACAAACCATAAACCAATCATTAGAGGAACAGATGATGGTATCTGGAGAAGATTAGTATTAATTCCATTTGATGTGCAAATACCTGAAGAAAAAATCGATAAGGATCTTAAATATAAATTGCTAAGAGAAGCACCTGCAATTTTAAATTGGATGGCAGAAGGTGCGTATATGTGGATGAGAGAAGGACTAGAGTTACCAGAGAAGTTAAAAGATGCTGGGCAAACTTATCGTACTGAAATGGATGTTGTTGAGCAGTTCATTCAAGAAAAGTGTAAGAGAGCAGAGGGTGTTAAAGAAACAGGAAAAGCACTTTATGAAGAATATAAGAAATGGGCAGACGAAAACAACGAGTACAAAATGGATAAAAATAAATTCGGTAAGAAACTAAAAGAAAAATTCAGAAGTAAAAAGATGAATAATGGCGTTAATTATTTAGGTGTTGAACTAACAGAAAAATATCCAGGTTTACGTGGATTAAATTAAAAAAGTGAACACCAAAGTGAATACCCAATTTTACACTTTTAGTCTTTAAAAGCCTATTATATCAACGTTTTTATTACCTATTTTATAAAAGTGAATACCTATGATTATAAAAGTCATATACAAAAATATAAAAACATTATATACGTATATATTTCTATAGAGAGATTTATTTAGGCGAGGTATTCACTTTTTATTTAAAACCTTACAGCAGTAAGGGTTAAAGGCTATTTTAGGTATTCACTTTGGTATGCACTATTTGAGGTGATCAAGTGTCGGAACAAAAAGTACAAAACGAAATAATCTTAGCAATCAATCAACGTGGTCATAGACTTTGGAGAGCGAATGCTGGAAAAGTCGTAACTAAAGATAATCGCATTATTAAATTATTGCCGAAAGGGTTTCCGGATACATTCGGTTATCGAAAAACAGACGGTAAATTTATCGCGATTGAAGTTAAAACAGAGACAGGTCGATTAAGACCAGAACAAATTAAATTTAAAGACTTTGCAGAAACACAAAATATTTTATATGGGGTTGCTAGAAGTGTGGAAGATGCAATTCAGATTGTGGAGGGATAAATCATGCACGAAGAAACACTAAAACTCACATTCGATTTGACTGTGGAAGTAGAACAGCCTATTTGGATAAACAAACATGCAGATAGAGAAAACTATGTTGAACATTACTCTAATAGATATAAAAACGACCCTGACAATTTACTCGATAATATCAAAAACATTACTGACGTTAGCGTCAGTTATGCAGATTGGAAGTGACACCATGCCGAAAGTGAATTTAGATGGTAAACGTTACAGATTATGTGATGTGTATAAATATTTTGATGTATCTGATAGCACAGTGCGTAAAAGATATAGAGAAGGTCTACGTGGACCAGAATTAATACATGGCAAAGGAGTATATCAATATGGTGCAGTTGTACGAAAGAAATGAAAAGCAATTAACAGCTAAGCAGTTGTATGAGATACAGCAGGCTGAAATTAGACATGAAAGAGCATTGAAACGTAAACGTAGAGAAGAACGTATTGCTAGGGCTAAACGTGCAGAACGTGAAGTTGCTAGGCACAGAGTGAACAGTAAGTGGTTTAGATACTTATCGGAGAATGACATATTTCCAAAGGTAAGGGGGTAGCGGAATGGAAAATGTAAGAATAATTGATTTGAAAGTAGATAATATTGTTCAGTTCCAAGCAGGATTTAAAGGTATTACTGCTATGCAAACGGCCATAGTCAATCGTGTGTATGCAAAAGAAAAAGGTTTGAAAACAGTTTGGTATGCAGAGGTTGAGAATGCAGGTGGTTATAAATTCACACTTACAGATAACGATGACTTTGTGAGAGTTGATGAGCCATTCCCACGTAAGGTGGACGTGAAGGAAGGACAAGACAATAATATACCTGACCATTATAAAGGTAGTGAAAATATAGATGTTATCGATTTCTTGTATCAACAATTACCATTTGAACAGTTCAAAGGATTTATGAAAGGTAACATGATTAAATATCCAGTTCGTGCAGGTCGAAAAGATGATGAACTAGCAGATATTAAAAAAGCTAGAGATTATGCAGATAGATTAATCGAAAAAATGGAGGACAAACAATGATCTATTTAGGCGGAGATATGTTGAGTATAGGACAACAAATGCGTCGTGAATGGGAGAAACAAGAGTTACAACGATTAGGCTTTAAAGTTTACGCACCACACGACGATAAGGACATAAACGATAAAGGAAATGCTAACCAAGATAAACTAGCAGAACGTATTGTGTTCAATGACACATTAGGCATGGAAACAAGCGATGTAATGATATTCGATTACTTACCTCATGCACAAGGTACAATTTGCGAAATGGGGTATGCACAGCACCTCAAAAGAGCAAGTGAGAAGGATATTAAGATTTATGTTCAATGTACTGACATTAGACAAGGGACAGGACATATTTCAGACGAGCAAGACCGAGCAGAGTTCAGTATCAATCAATATGTGTATGGCGTAATTATGGATGTCACTGACGGTAGAGGTATTCAAACGTTTGATGAGATATGTGAGGAGTTAGTCTCATGATACTTAGCGATACAATCAACCAACGCTATCGCTACAACACTAAAGCCAAAACACCTACACAGATACAACAGGAGTTACGTAAGCTAGGTGTCAACGGCTTTGTGGTTAAGGTAGCAGGAAGCAGAGTGACGATGAAAGTTAGTGAGTGTGACATAAAAAGGAACAGGGAGTGTGTAAGGAATGGCAAAGATTAAACGTAAGGTAGAGATGACGTTGCCAGAGTTGATTGAATGGGCGTGGGAGAACGAAGTTAGTGACAAGGCTTTTTATAGCAATCTTGATGGTGGTTCTGTGTATTTCGATAAAATTCAAAATTTGTCGATAGAGCATGAAATTGCTATAAATGAAACTTTCACAGTCGAAATTGAAAAAGAAATCGACGAGGATACAGTGTTTCCGGTGTTAGTAAAGACTTTAAAAAATGTAGTTGAAGAAACTAAGGTGGTCACTTATTACAACGCTAGTATTGAATTTTCTAAATCAAAAAACGAAACAATTTCTTATCACATTCTGAACGACGACGGCACAATGACTTTAATTTGGAAGGACGGTGCTATGGTTGATGACTGAGAAAAGTAAAGAAAAGATACTAGAATATATTAAAAATAACCATTTAGACTACGACGGTGTATTTGGTGAATTAGTGGACGCATCAGAAAGCTCAGTAGATTTACTTTGGCGCCTTGCATTAGATTTTTATTCGCCTTTACAAACTCATACATCGATAGTAATGAGTAAAGAAGAAATGATTATACATGAATTATTTAAACAGTGTAAGTCGTTTAAGAAACAACGTGATGAACTCATCAATGATATGGCAGAAGTGAAAAGGAAGGCAGAGGCGTTTGATGAGATTTTAAACGTTGACTATATAGTAACGCCTGATGATTATGCACATGAAATCACAAAAATTGTAGATAAATATAAGGAGGTCAACAATTAATGTTTCAAGATATAGATAACTTACAAGAGACATTATGGCATATCGAGCAAGTAGATAAATCAATTCTTAATGCTTATCAAAATGAATTATTAAGTGCATCTAAAACTTATATTCAAACTTTATTAAAAGATTTGGAGAGTGATAGCGATGAGTGAACAAACTATATTCCTAGATGAAAATGACTTACTCAGCTTATTGAATGGTGGCAGTTTTCATACATTGGTCGGTGAACAAAAAGTAGTTATTAAGCAGTCGCCACTTAAACCACCAGTAGCACCTGCGTTGAATTACAGATATCAAATAGTTGATACAAAAGCAGAAAGGGAACGTTTATCAAGAATGGTACAACATTCAATTAATTCAAATATCGGAGGAACAATAAATGAAAAACGTAATTAAATTTGTAGGTAAATCAATAATTAGAACAGTAGTCACTAGAATAGTTAAGGACTTAATTGCAGCATATAAATTTACAGAGTATGCAAAAAGAGAACAATCAAAAGAAGAACAAGCTTTTTTCAGAGCGTGTAACAGAATAGGAATGTCTGATATTCAAATATATCGTTTATCACAAATTATGGAAGAAGAAACGGAGAGAAAATAATGTCAATTTTACCAATTAAATTATTATCAGAAAATGCAATCTTGCCAACGAGAGCAAATCCAACAGATAGTGGATTAGATTTATATGTCGCAGAAGATACAACTATTCCTGCTCATAGTACAGTCGTAGTACCAACACACATTGCAATTGATTTAGCGTATGGATATGAGGCGCAAGTGAGACCACGTTCAGGTAATTCACTTAAAACTAAGTTACGTGTAGCGTTAGGTACAATCGATCACACTTATAACAAAGAAATTGGAATTATCACAGACAATATCGGTGATGAGGCAATCGTAGTTAAAGCAGGTACACGTTTAGCACAATTAGTCATTGCGCCAGTAATGTTACCAGAGCCAACGGAGGTGCAAGAGTTTGATGAAGAATCAGAACGTGGAGCATACGGAAGCACAGGGGAGTAAAGACATATTAGAAAAAGTGAAAGAGGTGCTGGGGAAGTGAGAGCTACATTCTGCGGTTTAATAGGAATGTTCATAATTTCATTATTATTTCAATTAGTAGGTACAGAAGTAAAAGATGAGTGGGATTATGGTTTCTTATTTTTAGTGTTTACGATATGTGCTATATCTCAATTAATTAAACAAGTTAAGGAGTGAGTGGGAATGGAAGATAATCAAAATGACAAGAAATATATCATTGAAATAAAGAGTGGCTTGTACGTATCAACAAATGCATTTGGAAATGTATACAGTTTCACTAAAAACATAGAAAAAGCTATTAAAACTTCTTATTTAGATAGTGCTATGGATATTGCAGAACGCTGCTATGGTACTGTCAAAGAATACAGAATGAAACATGAGATTTTAGAGGTTGTAGAATAATGCAATACCTAATCAGAGAATTTACAGACAGCACAGGCCATGTGCATGTAAATGTAGAAGAACCTAGAGAGAATGAACGTATGACGTTGGTAGAGGCAGAGAGTAAAGAAGAAGCTAAAGAGAAAGTCGAAGTCAAAGGGTTATTAAATTGTATTAAACCACCTAAAACGAATTGGCGTTGGCTAGAAGATGAATATAAAAAATTAGGAATATTCGATAAGGAGTGAACGGAATGAGTGATTTCAAAATAATAACTTCAGAATTAATTAGCAAAGGCATTGAGTTTGAAATAGAAGATGACACCTTGATTGTTGGTGATTGTTCAGTAATCAATTATAGCGACGTGTATTTTTTAAAATTGTCCGGAGTTAATACTCAACAAGGGATTGCTGTTAAGCATCCTATAGTTATAGCAGATTTCTTATCTAGTTATTATTACTTATTAGAAGATCATAATAGTATCACTGTAAAAGATATTAATTTTAAAAGTGAGGTGCGTAGTAATGATTAAACGCATACTAAAAATATGGTTCATCATCGGAATGTATGAACTTAGTAAATATCTAACTAACGAACTTATCGTTAAGTTGCAGAGCGAAGATGATGTGGATACATTCAACCAATCAGATCATGCACACTTGAATATGGAGGTTACGAAATAATGTGGATAGCAATATCGATAATTCTCGCAATAGCATTACTGATTGCATTAGGTAGTAACTCAATCTTGCGTAATGAATTAGATGCACTGAAATACACCAACGTATATCTCTTTAGCAAGTTTGTAAGAGAAAGTGACATAGAAGATATTGAACGTGAGATAGAGAGAGCGAAGAAACAGTTTAAGTAATGGAGGTAGGTTGATGACTTTGAACAAGCGCGACGTAGTTTTAATGGAGGAGTATTGGAAAAACTTAAAAGAGATGAAAGGACAATTAGCTTACAGACGCTATGAATTATTATATCAACCAACCGATACTAACTTTGGTGGAGGTAAATCTAATATAGTTACCAGTCAAGTAGAGAATGAAGTAGTCAAATTGCATCAAGATGACTTGTATAAAAACCTAAGCAATACTATTACATCTATTGAAGATATATATAGAAGTGCAACTAAAGAACAACAAGCAATAGTTGATTATAGATATTGGGATAAAGATTTACTTATACATGAATGGGAAGATATTGCTCATGAATTAACCAAGCAAAGGAAAGATGATAAAGTCATTTCAGTTTATTCTGTATTAAGAATGAGAAGGAAGTTAATGGAAGAAACTGCAAAGAGAATTGGTTTTATCCATTTCGATTAATCGCAATTCTCACATTGTTTAATTGCGAAGATAATTAATATATATTGTTAGTATCAAATATTATTAGATATTAAACAATCAGAAAGAACATTCAACTTCATTGTTGTTTGTTCTTTTCTTTTTGTCTTGAAAGAAGTGAAATCATTTGTCATTCATTCAACCAAAGATTAGACAAGGAAGAAAGACAATGACTGAGAGCGAGTACAAGGCACAAAGGGAACGTAATAGGCAACGTAATGCTAAGCAGTATAACGCACACACGAGATATGGTAAGGATAGCAAGTATATGGAGTTCTATCACTCAAAAGAGTGGAGAAATAAACGTAAACAAGTGCTGTTGCGTGATAAATACTTGTGTCAGTCGTGCCTTAGAAAAGAATATGTAAATCCAGTGAAAAAAGGACAACGTTTTTACGTTCATCATATTATTGAATTGAAAGATGATTGGGAAAAACGACTTGATATAAACAACTTAGAAACGGTATGTGCCGAGTGCCATTTAGAGAGCCATAGAGGGCAAAGACGGAAACGATGAACAATGTATCGGAAATTTAAGGGAGGGCTTGATATACCCCCTGTCTGATACGCGTAGGGCGTAATCGCTCGATAACTTTTTTGTACCCAAATTCTAGAAACTAAAAATCTGAAATCGCTATTTGGAGGTGAGAACATGGCTAGACCACGTAAATTGAACGCTGCAAAAACAGGAAATCATAATAAAGAAGATTTAGAATACCAAGAACTTAAAGAAAATGGCTTATCTCAATTTAATAATATTGATGTTAAGAGTGTTCCGTCTGATTTAACTAAAGAAGGTAAAAAAGAGTGGAAACGTATCATTCCTTTACTCGAACAATTACCTATCGCAGAACTTGATTATGATCGTATCAAACGTTACTGCCAATTAGTATCACTTACAGATGAAGCGTATCGTCATATTATGCAACATGGCACAGTGAATGAAGAAGGTACAAAGAGAACACCTCAATATTTCACTTATATGGATGGCTTAAAAGAACTTAAATCAATCTGTGGTCAATTAGGAATGACGATTGACAGTCGAATGAAGTTGGTTGTTCCTACACCTGATGAACAAAAACAATCGGTTTACGATAAATTTGGTGTTGATGACGATGACTAACGTAAAAATTAATAAAGAGTACGAAAAACTGTTAGATATTCCTAAAGAATATAAGGATGATGCTTACAAATACTGTGTCATGGTGCTATCTGGCACATTTATTACTTGCAAAGATACGCAGCTGGCTTGTATTCGTCATTTAAGAGATATTAAGCGAAGTATTGAAGATGGTGAGTTTCCTTATGTATATAAACCCAAACGTGCAAAGAAAGTTATTCAATTTATTGAAGTATTACCCGATACAAAAGGTAAATTTAACAAACTAGCTTTATTTCAAAAATTTATTGTTTCAATGGTACGTGGCTGGTTTACTGAAGAAGATGATTATCTAAGATTTAATAAAGCGTTTATCTCAATGGCTCGTAAAGGCGGGAAATCGCTTTTAGTAAGTGGTTTGACACTTTACTCATTCTTATTCGATAGAGAGCCAGCAGAAGGTAGGCAAATATTTTGCGCTGCAAATGATAAGAAACAAGCTAGTATCGTATTCAATATGGTAGCTAAGCAACTTATGTATTTCATCTCTCAAGTGCCTGAACTAAAAAAGGACGTTAAAAAGGTTAGAGAACTACTTCAACATACAAAAGATGGCTCATACGTTATGCCTCTCTCTCGTGATACAGGGGCAGTTGACGGTTTTGAGCCGTTTTTAGCTGTTATAGATGAATATCATGCTGCAAAAACAAACGAAATGTTAGAACTTATCCAATCGGGTCAAGGTAACTTGATGCAAAGCTTAATTTTTATCATTTCAACAGCAGGATTTAACTTAAATGCACCAATGTACATGGATGAATGGCCCTATGCTAAAGAAATACTTGCCGACACTTACCATGATGAACAATATTTTGCGATAATCTTTGAACAAGATAGCGAGGAAGAATGGCAAGACAAAACCATGTGGGCAAAAAGTAATCCACTTATCAATGAAAATGATGATCTAAAAGAACAGATTGAAGATTTCTTACAAAAACGAGTAGATGAAGCAGTTAAAAAAGGCACAATGTTCCGAGTATTAGTTAAAAACTTTAATTATTGGATGCAAGCGTCAGAAGAAAGCTATCTAGATTTTAACGACTGGAAGAAAAATGAAACTGAATTCGATATTAAAGGGACTAAAACATATATCGGACTAGACTTGTCTCGTGCAGATGACTTAACCGCAGTATCGTTTATACATTTAGATGAGGTTAAGAAACAATATTTTGTCACAAGTCATTCATTCGTTGCTACTAAAGGTGGACTACAAGCAAAAATTGAACGTGACCTAATAGATTACAGACAAATGGCGCAACATGGTTATTGTACAATCACCGACTTACAAAGTGGCATTATTAATAGCAATCAAGTTTTAGATTATATAGAGAAATACATCTTAACTAACAATTTAGATGTTCAAGCAATTTGTTATGATCCACACGCTATTCATGGATTTATTGCAGAAATAGAAAAACGAAACTGGCGTTATGAATTGATTGAAATTCGTCAAGGCGCTATGACGTTATCTAATCCAGTTATTGATTTCAGATTGAAAGTTATAGATGAACAGGTTAAACATCATAAAAATCCACTACTTGATATCGCAGTTAAAAATGCAGTCTCTAAAAATGTGAATGATAGTGTCATGATTGAGAAAAAACTCAATCGTGAAAAGATTGATCCATTAATGAGTACCATTTTTGCTTATGTCATCGCAAGTGAGCATGAGTGGGATAAGAAACGAGCATTACCAGTATTTATTTAGGGAGGTGTCACACATGGAAATTGCAAAGAATATTATCATCTTACTATTAACATTAGTCGGAATTATCTTAATTGGATATGGTGCATATTTAGCATGGCAACCATTAGGATTTATTGTTGCAGGTTTATTAGTAACTGGTTTTGCATTAACTCTTGACCAACCTTTCAAGGGAGGAGGTGGAAATAGTTAATGGGCGTATTTAATTTTAATGGTTTCAGACGTAGTAATGAAGTAACAGTTGATAGAAGCACCTTACGTATGATTACAGAAGCAAATGGCTTAGGTGGTATCACATGGAATGGCATTAGCTCATTAAGGAACAGTGATGTATTTACAGCAATAGATATCATCTCTAAAGATATCGCAAGTACCAGTATTCAATTTAACGATGCAGATAGCTATTTAGATGATGATAAAAAGATACTCAAACTACTTAACAAGCGACCTAATCCATATTTAGATGCATGGCACTTTAAATACATTCTTGTAGCTAACATGCTTTTAAACGGTAATTCATACGTTGAGATTGTAAGAGATAATAAAGGACAGCCAATCGAACTCTATCACATGCAAAATAGTTCAGTATCTATTGAACAAATCGACGATAAAATCAAATACAACTATATTGATGAGCGTGACGGACATGTTCGATTTGATACAGAAGATGTACTTCATTTTAGAATGTTCTCAATGGATGGATTTAATGGTTACAGTCCTTTATTTGCTCTAGCCAATGAAATTGGTATTTCAATGGGCAGTAAGAAATTCTTAGATGAATTCTTTAAAAATGGTGGCACTTCTACTGCAATACTTAAATATGAAGATGGACGTTATTCTGATGAAGAATTAGCGATAATTCGTCAAAACTTTGAGAATAGTCAATTAAAGAACAATAACGGTTTAGTTATGCTAGACGACACAATGACTTTTGACAGATTAAAAGTACCAACCGAAGTGTTGAACTTTTTAAATAGCTATAAATTTAGTACCCAACAGGTTGCTAAAGCGTTTGGTTTGCCGTTGTCTAAACTAGGTATCGAAACTGTGAACACTTCTTTAAAAGATAGTGGTATCGAGTATTACAGAAGTACGTTATATCCAATATTCTCAATGATGAATGCAGAAATCGAAGAAAAGTTATTTGCACAATCACCATATGAAGTGACACTTGATTATGATGTAGCACGTTTAATTGATAGTGATCCAGAAGTAAAACTTGAACGTGTTACGCAATTATTTACTAAGAAAATTATTACGTTAGATGAAGCTAGAGCGCAATTTGGCTTTAAACCAGTAGAAAATGGCAGTGAACCACTCGCTGATTTAAACACTATATTCTTAAAAGATTTATCAGCTTATCAAGATAGTAAAGTACAGAAGAATATAGATAGCCTCAATAAAGGAGGTGATGAACTGGGTGGCATACAGTCAGATTGAAACAACTACTGATGAAGAAATGGTAGTAGAAGGTTATGCAATTATTTTCGACACATTAAGCGATGACTTAGGAGGGTTTAAAGAAATTATAAGTCCGACTGCACTAAGTCAGGTAGATGTAACAGACGTTAAGTGTTTAATCAATCATGATTATAATCAAATCGTAGGGCGTACATTAGCAAATACGTTAGAACTAACTGTTGACGATAAAGGTCTTTATTTCAAATGTTTTTTACCAAATACTAGCTATGCAAGAGATATTTACGAAAATATCAAAGCAGGTAACGTAAACCAATGCAGCTTTTTTTATACACTCCCTATTAACGACGATACTGCAAGAACATGGTCAAAGATTAACGGTGAATATGTACAAACGATTAACACGATTGATGAACTTTTGGAAGTAAGTATTGTTACTCTACCAGCGTATCGAGATACATCTGTTGTTGTAGGACAACGGGCAAAAGGTCTCGACAAATTTAAGGAATTAGAAAAGTATAAATTAGAATTCGACTTAGAAAGCTTACGTGTAGACACGTAGGCTATTTTTTATGCCGAGTTTTAATAAATAAATTAAAAGGAGTGAGTTTAATGGCGACATTAGATGAACAAGCGAAGTCAATTAATGATTTAATTGACCAAGCACAAAAAGCAGTAGCAGACGGAGATGTTGAAACTGCTAGAAAATTGAAAGAAGAAATTGAAACTGCTAAAGCAACATACAATGAACAAAAAGAAATCGCCGATGCAGTTCAAGCAGAAGAAAAAATCTCTGGTAACTCAGAGAAACCAGCATCAACTGAAAAGACAGAAACAGAAGTAAAAAACGACAAACCAGATGCTGAAAGTAAAGATGTAGAAGTAACAGAGAAAAAAGAACAACCAGAAAAGGTTGAAGTAAAAAAAGAAACAGTTGAAGAACCAACTGATGATGATTTAGAAGATAAAAAGAAATTAGGAGGCAAACGCTCAATGACAAGACAGATTATTGAAAACAAACAAAGCAAGTTATCTGATGAAGCTCAAGGCTTTGTAGATTACATCAAATCAAAAGGGGCTAAACGTGACAACGTTAAATCAGTTGATGCACAACCTTTAATTCCAGAGGATATTAAATATGTCCCAGAAGAATTACCAGAAACAGTAGTAGACCTTAAAAAATTCGTAAATGTTCAACCAGTTACAACTGCTGCAGGTTCTCATCCAATCTTAAATCCTGCGCAAGAAACAATGATTGCAGTTGAAGAATTAGAGAAAAACCCAGAACTAGCTAAACCTAAATTCACAGACATTGATTACAAAATCAAAACATATCGTGGGCAAATTCCAGTATCTCAAGAAAGTTTAGATGATAGTGAGGCAAATCTTGCTCAAATCATTGCTAAAAACAATGCACGTCAAGCTTTGAATACAACGAACCAACAAATTGCAGATGTAATGAAAACATTCGAAGCAGTCAATACTGCTAACTTAGATGACATTAAAGCAATCATCAATGTAGATATTGATCCAGCTTACAACCTTTCATTAGTTGTGTCTCAATCATTCTATCAAGCATTAGATACACTTAAAGACAAAAACGGTCAATATTTATTAAAACAAGATATCACTAGCAAATCAGGTACAACTTTATTTGGTCGTCCAGTATTTATCGTTAAAGATGAAATCTTAGGTGCTAAAGGCGATAAAAAAGCATTTATTGGCGACTTAAACTACGCAATTTTCTTTGCAGACCGTAAACAAGCTACTGTTAAATGGGTAGAAAATGAGATTTATGGTCAAATTTTAGCAACTTACATGCGTTTTGACGTTGTAAAAGGTGTAGAAGAAGCTGGTCGTTTCTTAACTTACACAGGTACAGCTGGAGATTTAGGCACTGGCTCACCAGAAGCATAAAAGGAGGCTAAATAATGGCTAAATTTAAAGTATTAAAACCTTATAAAGATTTAGAGTTAGAAAAAGAATTAACTAAAAACGATGAAGTTGAAATGACTGTCAAACGTTCAGAAGAAGTTGAAAAAACTTTATCTGACAATGGTTTTGACGGTCCTTTTTTAGAGCGAATTCAAGAAAAGAAAAAGTAGGTGATTAAATGCTTACTTTGGAACTTGAAGAAGTTAAAAATCGTTTAAGAGTTGATCATGACTTTGATGATGATGAAATTTTAGGGTTGATACAAGCATCTGAACAAGAAATACAAGGTGCTGTAAGTGGTTATGGTAAAGCAGATGAATTTTATAAAGGTAACGCACTTTATAACTTAGCTGTGATTAACCAAGTTGGCCACCACTACGAGAATAGATCAACCACAAGTCAATTCGCTAAGCACAATGTAGCACCTTCATCACTAGCACTTATTCAAAGTTTGAGAGGAGCGTATGCTTTATGGAAATCGGAAGGCTCAAACATCGAATAAAAGTTTATGACCAAACTGAAACAGTCAATGCTGAAGGTGTTTACGTAACAGATAAGAAGTTGATTGCTACTCCTTATTGCGAAGTGTCAAAAACTACAATAAAAGAATTTAGAGAAATGGGCCTAGAGGCAAGAAAGGGAACAATCGACTTTATTATCCGTTATCGACAAAAGACTGATATACAGTCAGATATGATAGTTGAATTCAAAGGAAAAGAATACAAGATTAAATATATCGAAACAGACTTACAAGACCTAGAACGTCAAATGTTGAAATGTGAGGTGGTAGAGTAATGGCTAAACAACGTTACGACAGTGATAAGGACATATCAGATAAAATCAGAAAATTAGTTATCAATAGTGAAAAGCAATCAAAACAGGCAGTAACAAAGGCTGCAAAACTCTATAAAGCTAACATTGAGGCTAATACACCAGTACACAAGCGACAAACTCATTCGACACATGCAGTAGAGGTATTAAAAATCTCTAATTTCAGTCGTGATGAACTTAATCCAACTAAAACAGTTGGTTTTGATAAAGGTCGTAAACGTAAAGATGCTGGTTGGTATATCCACTTTCCTGATGTCGGTACTCGTCCCTCTAATCGTTCTATGGGACAACCACCACAACACTTTATGCGACGTTCATTAGAAATGAGTAAAGCACCAATTCTCGCAATATATAAAGAAGCAGTAAGGAATATGGTTGATATTGACTAGACATCCTATTGTACGTGTATATTCATGGCTAAAAAGTGATAAAGAGTTAGAGAGATTACTCAATTCTAATAAGCAACCTAAAATATTTAATTTTGAAATTCCTGAAAACTATCAAAAAGCAGAATACACACCTTTAGTAAGAATTACAGAAATATTATTACAAAACACAATATATAGAGATGGCGATAGTGAATACTATCGTTTTTTATTTGCCATTGAAACGTTTGGTAATGATATCAATACTACTTACACAGTAAGCGAGTACGTGAACGACATTATCAAAAAACGCAATGGCAGAGTGATAAGCCGAGACCTTTCAAAAGATAAGGAACTCGGCCTTTTTAATCAAATGAATGAATACGAAATAATTTTACCAGTAAAGGAGTAATTAATAATGGCAGATAAAAAAGTAGCAATTACATGTGAAGGTTTTAAAGCACGTCGCCAAGAAGGTAACGGTTTTGAAGCAGGAAAATTAACAGATGTACCAGGATTACAAGAAATCGAATTAGAATTAGAACAAGGTAACGAACCAGTATATGCAGACGGAGTTAAAAAATTAAATTTATTCAGTGGTATTACTGGTGCAACAGTTACAGCAAACTTAATGGAATTAAACAAAGAAGAACGTGAACAGTTCTTAGGAGTAAAAGTTGATAAAGGTATGGAATTATACACTTCTGATTTAGTGCCTCCATATTTATCAGTTTCATGGAAATATCGCTGTAACGATGGCTCATTCATTTACTACGGTTTAACTCGTGGTAACTTCAACATTCCAAACACAAGTGCATCAACTATGGAAGATAGTCCAGAACAACAAGACCAAGTAGAAATGGAAGGCTCATTCGTACAACGTGATAATGACAAATTAGTATTTGCACGTATTCATAGTGCAGATCCTGAATTTGATGAAGTAGCATTCTACAAAGCAATTCATGGCGAGGACGCAGTGACGACTGCTGACAATACGCCAGCTGCATAAGTAATTTAAGGCGACTGTAATAGGTCGCCTATTTTTGTATACAAAAATAACTAACGAGGGAGCAATTCTAAATGGCTAAAGTATCTTTAAAAATTGACGGTAAAAATAAAGTATTTACTAAAAATAAAATGACGTTGGGTGTCATGAAATTACGAGGCGAATTTGAAAGCAAAATCGAAAACGCTTATGGCATGGTTTCAGAATTACAAGATGTTTACCGTAAACATCGTAATGTATTAAATCAATTAGAAAAAACGCAAGAAAAATTAGCAGATGCAGAAACAGATGAGCAACAAGATGCAATTTTTGATGAATTAGAAGAAATTGAAAACTCTGACGAATATAAAGCGTTTGAGGACAAAATTGAGGAAGTTCGAGAAAACAATAAAGATAGTGAAGTGAACAACTTTAACATTTATGACGAATTAGCAACATTACTTGTGGAAGTGTTTGATAATCAATTTACTTACGATGACGTTATGAACGGTTTAGAAACTGATGACAACGAAACACCACCAGAAATTTATGCTCGTATTTTCCGCACAGATGATATGGGAAAGCGCAAGAAAAAAGCGACTACAACAAAGACAAAACAGCAGACGAAGTCTTAGAAGATATTTATCTTGTGTATCGTCACTTTATCGAAGATGCACAGTATAAACCACACGAAGTGGACGCTATTGTTATGGAGGACTTCAACAAATACTTTAGCACTAAGAAACGTAAACGTAAGGCGTCTAAAGTCGCTAAAGCCGGTGCATTAAGTCCAGAACAAATGATGGCGTTAATTTAATGAATAAGGAGGTGGGACAATGGCAGATTTTAACTTAGGTGCAGAGGTTTCGATGGATGTCGACCCCATAAAAGCCTCATCTAAAACCTTAGAACGACAATTAAAAGGTATTAATAAATCACTACGTGAGCAACGTAAAGAGTTTAAACAAAATGAGATGAGCGCAGAACAACTTGCGAATATGGAGGGCGACTTAGGTCGTGCTATAAAGGCGCAAGAGGGGTTACTTGCTAGACGTAAAAAGGCATTACAAGATGTCAAAGATGAAATGGCTAAAAGTGGCAAAGCTACTGATGAGCAACGTATCAAACTGCAACAAGCAGACGGTGCTTATAAAAAGGGGCAGAACCAATTAAATAGTTATACGAAAGAACTCAAAGACGTTCAAGTCGCTAGTAAAACGTTTGGTAAAACATCTGATGACATTAAAGGTAAATTAAACAGTTTAAGAAACGAAGTTAAATTAAACGAGGCAGAATTCCAAAAGTCTAGCAAAGCAACAAGCGATTATGAAAAGCATATCGATAGTTTATCCACATCACTCACTAAAAGTGAAAATGCAATCAAAGAATTAGAAGATAATTTAAAAATTGTATCTGATCTAAAAGGCGAGAACAGCCGAGAGGCGAAAAAATTAAGTAGTGAGATTGAAAAAGAACGTCTTTCGTACAGTCAACTAGAAGTCACTTTATCAAAAGTTAAAAATGAATTCGAAGATGTTAAGAATGAAAACTCTGAACTCTCTCAATCTATAAAAACAACCGAAAAGTTCATTGACGATACTAAAAATAAAGTTAATTCATTATCTAACGAGTTAAAACAAAGTAGTACAAGTTTTAAAGCGTCGTCACAAGAGACAGATGACTATAAAACACACCTACAACAATTAACCAACATTCAAACAAAGCAAAAGAATGTGATTAATGAGTTAGAAGATGAATATAAGAAAGTTACAGCTATCCAGGGTACATCTTCGCAACAAGCCAAACAATTAAAGAGCGAAATCGACAAGCAACGAACAGCATTCACTTCATTAGACGCTCAAATTAACCAAGCAACTAAACAATATGATGAATATCGACTGGCCAACTCGCAAACTAACATCACATTAGGCGAGGCTAAACGTCGACTAGACAGTTATAATAACGCACTTGAATTGAACACAGTTAAATTTAAAAGTGCTAACAAGTCGGTCGAAAGTTATCAAACACAATTAAATCATACTAATGCTACAATTACGCAACATAAGACAGTTTTAGAAGGCTTAGAGCGACGCTATGAAGAAGTAGCAAACGCACAAGGTCGTAATAGTGTAGAGGCTGACAAAGTAAGAAATGAACTGTATAAAGAGGCTATCGCACTTCAAGTGGCACAAAATAGAGCCGATGAATTATCTGATGAACTCGAAGAAGTTGCAAGAGCGCAACGTAAAGTTGTATTAGCTGGAACGCTAATGACTGCTGGTTTTGCAGGTGCTAGAGATAGTGCAGATAGAATTGCAACTACACTGCGTAGTGTGGGCGAAGTTACACAGGGCGTTGTCGGTGAGGTTATGGCTACACAGTTCACTAACTTAGTGCCTATCATGGGTTCAGTTGTTAGTGCAGGTGCTGGCGTTGGTGGTATGGTTACTGCTTTGAGTGGTGCTGCGATTGGTATGGGTGGCTCATATGCGATTGCATTAGGTGCAGTTAAAGCATTTACAGGTCAAGCAACATACGCACTGAAAATGTTAGAAGACGGCACACTCTCAATCACATCTGAAACGGCAAGGTACCAACAATCATTAGCTAGTTTAAAAACGCAGTGGGAAGGTTTAATCGCGCAAAATCAAGCTAAGATATTTAATACTATGACGAATGGTATTAATATGGCAAAAACAGCACTCTCTCAACTCAACCCGTTTTTAACTACAACAGCAGGTCAAATTGAACGTTTCAGTAGCCGATTATTAAATTGGGTTAATACTTCGAATAATGTAAAAAACGCATTCAATATCTTAAATACACAAGGAACGCAAGCATTCGGTCATTTATTAAATGGTGCCTTCCACTTCGTAGACGGTACGGTTGCCGTATTTAATAAGCTAAGTCCATTATTTGTGTGGGCATCTAAGGGCTTTGAAAATATGGCATTATCATTTAGACGTTGGGCTAACAGTGTAGAAGGCTCACGAGCAATTAACAATTTCATAGAATATACAAAAACTAACCTTCCAATTGTTGGCCGTATTTTCGGTAACATATTTGGAGGTATTTTTAATTTATTTAGCGCTTTTAGTGGTCATTCCCACAATGTGTTATTAGGCATCGAAAGTGTAACGGAAGGCTTTAAAAACTGGAGTGCAGAGTTAAAACGTTCTGACGGTTTTCAACAGTTTGTACAGTATTTAGAAACGAACGGACCGAAAGTTTGGACTTTAATTAAAAATATTACTGGTATTCTGTGGGGGCTTATAAAAGGTATGGCGCCAGTTGGTGCCGTAACATTAAGTGTTACAAACGCTATTACTGGTTGGATGTCTAGCATGATGAATACGCACCCTGTTATCGGTCAATTAATCGGTAGTATTGTTGCCGGTGGTGGTGCATTACTACTATTTTTAAAACCTTTATTCTTAATTAAAGGTGCATTAGAAAAAATGAGGTTTGCATTGCTTACAGTAACGGGTGCGCAAAAAGTGTTTGGTGCAGAGGGCGCACTTGCAACGTTAGGAATGAAACGACAAACGCTACAAACTAAGATAGCAACGCTTGCAACAAAAATTTGGGCTGGGGTCCAAGCGGCAGCTAAAACAGTTGCCGACGGTTTTAGATATGCTATTGCTAGATTAACCACATCACAAACAATCAATGCAGTTAAAACTAAAATTGCAACAGTTGCCACTAAAACTTGGGCGTTAGTGACTAAAGGTGCAGCATTAGCGACTAAAGGGTTAGGCTTAGCCATTAGATTTATGACAGGACCAATTGGAATAGCAATCACTGTTATAGGTGCATTAGTCGCAGGCATCATATATCTTTGGAAAAACAATGAAACGTTCCGTAATTTCGTCATTAATGCATGGAATGCCATCAAGAATACGGCTATCTCTGTTTTTGGCTTTTTAAAACCATATATCATCAATATTTGGAACGCAATTAAGAACGGATCAATTGCAATTTGGAATGGCATGAAAGCTATTGCAAGTGCTACATGGAATGGTATTAAATTTGCGATACAAAACCCAATTCAGGCTTTAAAAATGGTAATTACAGGAATTTTCACAGGTATAAAAAATGTATCGTTAGCTATTTGGAACGCTTTAAAGACTGGTGTAATAACGATTATTAGACTTTGGGTGTCAACAAGTATGGCAACATTTAGAGGTTTAAGCACATTCTTTAGTAACTTATGGAATGGTATAAAAAGTGTTGCAATTAGCGCATGGAATGGAATTAAAAATGGTGTGCTAACAATAATTCGCTTGTGGATAGCTACAAGTAAGGCTACTTTTAACGGTTTACGTAGTTTCTTCATAAATTTATGGAATTTCATCAAAAATATAAGTATAAAAACTTGGAACACTATTAAAAATGGTGTTTTAGGTGCAGTACGGTTATTAAATACGGGTGTCCGTAAAATCTTTGGAACATTACGCTCATGGATAATATCTACATGGACCTCTATTAAAAATAAGGTCGTTGCATTAGCAAAATTATTGTACGTAGGCGCCAAAGCAGCCTTTAATTCTTTATGGAATGCTACTAAAAAGATATTTACCACACTCAAGAATTGGGCTTTAAACAATTGGAGAGCGCTCAAAAATGGTATTGTAAAATTAGCAAAAGCAATCTACACAGGTGTGAAAAATGCCTTTAATAGTTTGTGGTCTAGTACAAAAAATATTTTTAATAAACTAAAAAACTGGGCAATCAACACATGGCGTTCACTGAAAAATAGCGTTGTAAAATTAGCTAAATCTTTATACTCAAGTGTTAAAAATACATTTAATAATCTGTGGTCTAGTACTAAGAATATCTTTAGCAAATTAAAGAATTGGTTAGTTAACACTTGGCGATCTATTAAAAATAAAGTTACTGATTTAGCTAAATCTTTATGGAACGGCGTCAAAAATACGTGGTCTAAGATGAAATCAGGCACACACAACACAATGTCAAAAATATCTAGTGGTACCAAGTCCACATGGCGAGGGATGAAAAATTCAGTCGTCGATATTTCAAAAGTGTTGTGGTCCAAAGTACGTGGTACGTTCACTAATATGCGTGATGGTTTGAAATCTATCATTGGCAAGATTAAAAGCCATATCGGTGGTATGGTTGACTCGGTTAAAAATGGTTTAAATAAATTAATTGACGGTGTCAATTGGGTAGCAGATAAAATTGGAATGAAAAAATTACCTACTTTCAAATTCCATACAGGTACAGAAAGTACACATACACAAAATTTAGTGACTAATGGTAAGTTAAACCAAAATACTTTAGCTACTGTTGGAGATAAAGGTAAAGGTAACGGTCCTGGTGGTTTTAGACACGAAACAATCATACCGCCTAAAGGTAAACCATTTATAACTCCAGCTAAAGATACAACTATGCCATTGTCTAAAGGTACTCGTATTCTTAACGGCGCACAAACACATGCTATGTTAAGTAACGGTATGACACCTATGTTCAATACTGGAACTATACCTCGTTTTGCTAGTGGTACTAAGAAAAAATTATTCCAAGCAGTAGGAGAAACTGCAGGAAAGTTTTTTAATAGTGCAAAAAAACTAAAACACAATGCTATGGATAGTATTGGCGATAAAACCAAACAAGCTAAAGAATGGGGAGGCGAAAAGCTTTCTCAAATTAAAGGTGCAGTAGGAAAAGGCACTAAGTGGCTATCAGATAAGGTTGGAGATATAGCTGATTGGGTTGGTAAACCTGGTAAATTACTTAATAAAGTGCTTGGGGCGTTCGGAGTAAACATGGATGCGTTCGGAATTGCTAAAAGCGCAGAAATACCATACAACTTAATGAAAGCTATGTTTGGAAAATTAAAAGAAGCAGCTAAAAACTTGATTGATGGTTGGTTAGAAGATGAATTTAGTGGCGGTGGAGGATATAATCCATACACTAAAGCACCATTCCATATGACAAGAGGATGGACACCTTCAGGACATGCAGGTATTGACTATGGTGCGCCGACAGGTACACCTATCCCTTCGCCGATAGACGGTAAAGTAATTCAATCATGGTTCTCACCTAACCAGCCATCTGGCGGTAATGAAACTCAAATTTGGGACGGACAAAAATATACACATATTTTCATGCATCAGTCTAAACGTAAAGTAAAAACCGGCGACAGAGTTCATCAAGGTCAAATCATCGGATTAGTGGGTAATACAGGTAACTCGTTCGGCTCCCATTTACATTGGCAAGTTAACAAGGGAAAAGGATATTTAAACAACCATCCAGATAGTGTAAACCCATTAACATGGGCTAAACAAGCAGCTAAAAGTGGTGGTGGCGTAAACAAAGCTGCAAGCGCTTGGAAACCAGATATCAGACGTGCTGCTAAAGCAATTGGTGTACGAGTATCTAACGCTGATGTGAATGATGTTGCTCGACTTATCCAAACAGAAAGTAGTGGTAACGCTGGTGTTACACAACAAATTCAAGACCGAAATAGTGGAGGAAACGAAGCGCAAGGCTTACTACAATACACACCAGGTTCATTTAACAGCTATGCAATTAGAGGACATAAAAATATTAAAAATGGTTATGATCAATTACTTGCTTTCTTCAATAACACAGATTGGCGTGCTAACTTATCTTACTGGAAACGTCGAATGGCTAGTGGCTTAACTGGTTGGGGTCCAACTGGTAGTCGTAAAAAATATGCCACGGGTACTAACAACGCTCGTAAGGGTTACGCTACTGTGTTTGAAAAAGGTGGAGAAATCATGAATTTACGAGGTGGCGAACAAATCATTCCTAATGATGTATCAATCGCTGCTATTGAACGTGTCATTAATAGTGATATCTTCAATCGTACTCAATCAGCAGTATATGAAGCTATTTCTCGCTTTGCAGATGGTATTAGAGAAAAACAACAACAAGAGAGTATAGAAAAAGCAGAATTAAGACGTTTACAAACTGAGAATACCGATATTAAAGAACAGAACGCTTTATTGAAAGCTATACTAGGTAAAATGGATGCATTACTTAATATCAATAGTGACATCAATCAATCTAACCAAGAAATTAGAGATAAAAACTATTTCCCTAGTAGTAAAGAAATGACTAGAATGAATAATTTTAATAACGCATTACATGCTAAAACGCATTTAATGGCAAGACGATAAGGAAGTGATTAAAATGACATTTTCTTTGTATAATCCAAATATGAAAAAAATTGATTATCCAGTTGGCGTTACGCCACTGGATTTTTTAGTATCAAGTATTGAACGGGAAAGGTATTCAGAAAGTATCAAAGGTATTCCTGGAGATGTTTATTATGGTATTGACTATAAAAACAGGGAAGTTACTTTAAAATTTCAAATGGAACACTATAATGATACATTTGATTATCGTTTAATGAGAGATGAATTATACAATATTTTAGGTACTTATAATTCACTTTATGTGATTGATGAAAAATTACCTACACGAATGTTAAAGATAGCAATTGACAATTCTTACATTCCAGAAAGATATGGATATTGGTATTCAACGTTAGATGTAACAACTACAACTATCACATTACCATTTTGGCAATCAAAATATACAACGCAAGATGTTGAAAAGAATAGCTTCACTTCAATTGTTGAACAATTTGGATTAGCAGATGGTATTAATGTAGATTATCCTAATTATTCTTTTACAAACAATAATTTTACAGTTTGGAATGGTGGAAACACTACGATTGATTACCGGAATATGTATTTAAAAATCGAAGTCCAAAATTTAACTACCAAAGGTAATTTTACAATAGAAAATCTAAATACAGGCGATCGTTTCATTTTTAATAAAGAAGTAAATAATCAAAACCTTGTTTTAAATGGTCCTGTAATAACAGTGGCAAATGATAACCGATTAAGAGATACTAACCGTACTTTTATCAAATTAAAACCAGGGGAAAATAAAATAAAAATAAGTAATGGGACATTTTCTAAAATAAATTTTGACTTTAGATACTTATATAAATAGGAGTGATATATATGGGGAGAAATATTATTACCTCATTATGGGATAGAGACAACTTATTAAAAATTAACGATAACTTTGTACAACTTTTTGATGATTATTTAATTGCTTCAGATTTAAAAAGTTTTGCGAATGATGTTTTAAAAAAGGCAAATAATATCAATCAAAAAAACGTTGATGTTCAAAAACAATTAAACGATATTATTACAAATACAGGTGATACAAACGCAGAAGTTATTCAAGCTAGAGGGACATATAAACTATTGAGCGAAAGATTAAATAATATTGAAGAAAGTACCGGAATTGACCCTGTTAATTATGGACTTTCAGAAAATGCATCATGGCAAACAAATCGAGACGCTATCCAAAAGGCTATTGACGAAGCCTACAGCATTGGTGGCGGTGAAATAGTTTTAAAACCAGGTATTTATACAGTAAAAGGATTAGTGTTGAAAAGCCATGTTACATTAGCTGGTAAAGGCGTAACTTTAAAACACCCAGATGGGATTGCACCAGATATTATCAGAACTGAAATTTATAACACAACAGGTAGTGTTCTTGACGACAAGAAAACAATCGCCTTAAATGATTTATCAAAAGTGGAAAAAGGTAGTGTGCTTGCTATACGAGCTGCAAGAGGAGCGCATACAAGCCAAAATACACAAATTGTAAATGGAATTTCTGATAAACAAACCACAGGTATCGTGTTGAAAAATGCAGAAGGTCTAGTTAATAGTGGTGTTATGATCATTGGTGGCGAGATTATAAGTTATACAGGGATACAAAACAACGAATTACAAGGTGTAGTCAGAGGGATATACGGTACTACTCCGTCAAGTTATTCAAGCGATACATCTATCGCTTTAGCTACTCGTTTTTACACAACAGTGGACAGTGTAAAAAATAATAAAGTTACTGTAGTTGATACAATTCCTTTAATGCTTTCAGATGTTGACATCTCAATTGGGGCTACAAATCCAGTGATAAAAGATGTTCAAATTGATGGTAATCGTGTCATAGGTGGAGCGCCTAGTGAAGTACATCCGATTAAATGCGAGTTAACACGATTTGGGTTGATAGACAATGTAACGATCAGAAATGGCGAAAGTGGTATTATGGCACGTAATGGAAATCATGATTTATTAATTAATAATCCTACATTTATTGATTGTTCAATACCTGAAAATACTTTAGGTTCAGGTGGTTGGATGTTCAGAGGTAATAGACGCTGTAAATATCTGAATGTAACAGCAATAGGTAAAATGTGGACTGGCGTTTATTTTGACGATCGTACTTCTCATTCTACTGAATGGGATGAAGAAAATTACGATTGTATACTTGATGGCTTATATGCAAAATTAGATAGATTAACAGAAAACCTAGGTTTTGCAATGGTTGGTGGTGTTCGTAATTTAGCACGTAATTGTAAAATTTCTGGACCACGTACTGGATTTTCTTGTACTTCTAACTCTCAAGGTACAGGATATCCTAGTTATAACGCGAGAGATAATCAATTTGAAAGTATACAAGTTGATAATGTTTACCAACCAACAATTATCAAGGCGCAACGAACGAAATTAATTAATGTAACATATGATGAGGATACTACTGCATATAGAAAATTCACTGATTATATGACAGATACACAGTATATTAATTGTGGGGGATATAACCCTAAAACATTGTATGAAGATGGGACTTATAACAGTCCTTCATACGCCTTTACCAATGACTCAACTACTGGTTTTTATAGAATAACAAACGGACAAATTCAATTTGTTTCCAAAGGCGTTGCTACTGTAAGAATGATTGAAAACGGAATGATGCTAGCAGAAGGTAAAGATTTAAGTTTTGGTGCTGGTACAGGTTCGAGAATAGGCACATCATCAGTACAAAAATTAGGGTTTTATGGTGCTACGCCAATTAAACAACCTAGTAAAATTGGTACTATCGTTACAAGTGCATCACAAGAAGATATCGTCAATCAACTTAATTCGGTTATTGTTGCATTAAGAAATTTAGGTCTTGTTAGTAATGTGTAGAAATTAGGTTAGTCAAATGGCTAGCCTTTTTATTTGCGAGGTGAGTAAATGTATATAAGAGATTTAGATGGTAACGAATATATGATGGAAGGTTTAGTCCAACATGAACAAGAAATTAATGGAGATGAACGAATAGATGTTGAGATTGAATACACTAATGTTAACAAACATTTTTTAGATAAAAAAGATGACTTAAAGATGTGGGTCATAGGTTTTGGTGAAAACGAATATAGAATTATATCAAGCACAATGACTGGCTATGGAGATAAATTGAAAATCACTTGTGTGGCTATTTTATATATATTAGATTATCTTAATTCAACTAGAATTATAGAACGAATAGATGCTTCGTTAACCGTAACTGAAGCTATGAACTTAATTTTTGATAAAACGCCATTCACTTATTATTTAGTTGTGCATAGGAATTCAAAACGTTTCGAAGGATTAGGCGAAGGTGCTACTAAATTGGAAGTATTAAAAACATTTATAGAACGATATGAATACGAAATTTCTGTAAAAGATCGCGTAATGTATTTCCACGATAAAATAGGAGTGGATAGTAACTTCCAATACCAATACCATTTGAATTCTGATGATATTAGCAAAGAAGTAGACGCAAGCGAATTATATACTTATATCGAAGGTTATGGTGACTATCCAGATGATGAAGAAGGTGAGACAGTAGACGTAACTAAAAAAGCGAAATTAAATCCTAAAACTATGAAAAATAACCCATATATACATCCATTAGCTAAATTACTAGGTAATAGAGTTGCACCACCTGTTAAAGATGGACGTATCAAAAAAGAAGAAATTTTAATACAAAAAATGAAAGAAACAGTAGATAATAGTTTAAATATTTCATTTTCGGCTAACGTTGCAGCTTTAATTGACCAAGGTTACACATATTCACACGCTTATTTAGGCGATCGAGTATTTTTGGTAGATGATCGTATAGGACTAGATTTAGAAGTACGTGTTATTAAAATAGAACGAACTTTCATTAGAGATGAAGTGTTAGTAGAAACAAAATTAACATTTGGTAATAAATCAATGGCAGATGAATACAATTCTAATTTTAATACTGCTGTATCTACAATCAGTGATGTAATTTCAGGCAAAAAAACTTTGCCTAACAGTTCCATGAGTGCTGAAAGTAAAGCATCAGTCAAGAAAGTTCAAAGCGTTACCTCTGAACTCGTTTTTGATAATAAAGGTATCCATTCGCAAGATAAGCAGAATACAAATAATGTTATAACTTATAATAATCTAGGAATTTACGTTTCTAAAGATGGTGGAAATACTTCTAAAAACGTTTTAACTGCTCAAGGTATTAATGCTGACGTGATTTCATTAGGTACTATAGATACTAATTTAGTTGATATTAAAGGTGGTAACAATGATAGTTATACAAAAATAGCGTCTAACTATCTATCATCTTATGGTTCTTATCAACGGACATGGCAAAATAAAACAACATCAAATAATATATATACTCAATTAAAAGATGGATATCTTAATTTAAAAAATACTAAATATAATCAGTCGCTTTACTTAGCTGATTTTGGGCTTTCCACTTATGTTAATGATAGCCAGACAGATAAATCAGGGACATTGCATTTTTTTGACGACACTTATTCGAATGCAAGAGGCGTTACATTAAATTCTAATGCTGGTGTTGTTGCGTTAAGGTCTGATAGTAATAAAGTAATTTTAGATGCTTATGATGTTATTAATATAGAAAGTAAGAATGCTTCTGTAAGTATCACACCTATGGCACAAACGAATAGTAATAAGAATGAGTTCGTTTTCTCAAATAGTTCTAATAGTAAAGGAGTAAAAGGTTTACTTACTTATAATACTAATGGTCAAAGTAATATAGGTTTAGTATTTGAAAACAATGTAAAAAGCAATCTTTATACATTAGTGAACGGAGCATTACAAGTTGTTAATAGTAATTATGCTTATAAACCTATTAAAGCATCGGACTTTAATAATGCAGCAAGAGAAGATTATATTGAGAACGTTCAAAAATTGCAAGACGATGTATTGAGTAAAATCATTAATGATACCGAATTATACTCCTATAACTATAAATCAGATGAAGAGAAAAAGCTTAAAAATGGCCTTATCATTGGTGCAAATTACAAAACGCCAAATGAGTTAGTAAATGATGATGGCATTAATTTATACACAATGATTACATGGGCATTCAGAGCGATACAACAACTTAATGAGAAAATTGAGGTGCTAGAAAATAGAAAATAAAAAAGTTGATGATAAAGATATAAAATTAGCGTTACAAAAGAAACAAATTGATGAGCAAAGTGAAATTATTATCAATCTTCAAGTTCAAATCGAAAAACTATATAGAGAAAATCAAGAATTAAGCAAGCCACAGTCAGAGTAGATTGTGGCTTTTAAATTTGTACAAAGGACGTGAGAGCATGGAGAATGTGAACCGAAGTTGTGGAGATTATGAAACAAGAATAAAAAGACTTGAAGATAATGACGAAAGGATCTTCGCATCTTTGGAACAAATAAAAGATGGTCAACATAATCAAGAACTAATCAATCAAAAAATGAACTTCACTCTAGATAGTATAAATAGAGAGCGAGAAATCGATAAAGAAAGTAAAAGAGAAAATCGTAAAAACATTAAAGAAATGAAACGTTTAATGTTAGGTATGGTTTTTTCAGTGGCAGGTTCTATTATCTTTGCTGTCATCAGAATGGTATTCGGCATATAAGGAGGTGATTGATATGTTTAAACTATTCGCAAAAGCTAGTTTCTGGACTTGTTATTGGTTTGGTCAATGTAAATAAACAAATTAAGTCGGCACTTATGTGTCGGCTTTTTATTTTGAATAAGGAGTGGAAGAAATGGAACCTAAAGTAATAGCAAGATACGTAGTATTATTTTTAGCGTTGGTCAATCAATTTTTAGCAAACAAAGGTATATCTCCCATCCCTGTGGATGAAGAAACAATATCATCAATTATCTTAACAGGTGTGGCTTTATATACAACTTACAAAGATAACCCAACGACTAAAGAAGGTAAGTGGGCAAATCAAAAGTTAAAGAAATATAAAGCGGAAAAGAAATATCGCAAAGCAACAGGTCAAGCGCCTGTTAGAAACGAAGATATACAACCTACAAATTTAGATGAGTTAGGGTAGGTGATAGCTATGTTAATGACAAAAGCACAAGCTGAAAAATGGCTTGATAATTCGGAAGGAAAGCAATACAACCCAGATTTAAGTTATGGTTTTCAGTGCTTCGATTATGCAAACGCCTTTTTCATGGCTGTTACAGGCGAAAGATTATATGGTCTGTATGCTAAAAATATCCCGTTTGATAATGCGAACACGATTAAAAAGTACGGTAAATCAATCAAAAACTACGATAGTTTCTTACCCAAAAAATTAGATATTGTTGTATTCCCTGGTAAATACGGGAGTGGTGCCGGCCATGTTGCAATCGTAACAAGAGCAACACTCACACAGTTTGAATGTTTAGAACAGAATTGGCTAGGAGAAGGTTGGACTAATGGCGTAGTAAGTCCTGGTTGGGGTCCAGAAAAGGTTACAAGACGTTGGCATTACTATGATGACCCCATGTACTTTATCCGTTTAGATTTCCCTACAAAAATTAGTGCAGGTACCAAGGCAAAACAAATTATTAAAAGTAAACAAGCTAGTAAAAAAATAAAACCTAAAAAAATCATGATCGTGGCTGGTCATGGATATAATGATCCAGGTGCAGTTGGTAATGGCACAAATGAACGTGATTTCATTCGTAAAAACATCACACCACAAGTTGCTAAATACCTACGCCAAGCAGGCCATGAAGTAGCATTGTATGGTGGTAGCAAGCAATCACAAGATATGTATCAAGATACGGCTTATGGTGTTCGTGTAGGTAATAAAAAAGACTATGGTATGTATTGGGTTAACAAACAAAAATATGATTTAATTGCAGAGTTTCATCTTGACGCAGCAGGTTCAAGTGCAAGTGGTGGTCATGTAATTATATCTAGTGCCTTTAATGCAGATAGTATTGATAAAGGAATACAAGATGTGATTAAAAATAATTTAGGTCAAATTAGAGGTATTACTAAACGTAATGATCTACTCAATGCAAATGTGTCGGCAGAGATTAACATGAATTACCGATTAACTGAATTAGGTTTTATCACTAACACATCAGATATGAATTGGATAAAAAAGAATAGTGATAAATATTCAAAACTGATTGCGGGTGCTATTCATGGAAAGCCAATCGGTGGTGTGGTTGCAAGTAAACAAAAAGCTACTCACAAAACAGATGATGTTGTAGCAGTACCTAAAGGATATAAAAGAAATGATAAAGGCGTACCTTATAAAAAAGAAAAAGGGCGATATACTGTTTCTACCATTAAAGGCAATAATGTTAGAACCGCCCACAATACTAAAGCTACTATCACAGGTGTGTTAAAAAATGGCGAAAGCATTATTTATGACGGTGCATTTGCAGTTAATGGTTATCGTTGGATCACGTATTTAAACAATGATTTAAAACGACGTTATATTGCAACAGGTAAAATAGATAAAAAAGGAAATAGAATGAACAGTTACGGAAAGTTTACTAAGGTATAAATTTAACGAAAGCAATAACCTTGTTAAAGTTTATACATGCTAGTATAATACACTCAGATGACATTTCACTATTAGTTCGTAGGGATAAGCATAACGGTGCTTGTCCCTGTTTTTTTATGTTATAAAATATCGTACCTTTTTAAGTAGTTGTGCCCATTTTTAATTTTATAATCATAAATTTGTTGTTATTTTTACGTTTACATATTAATATGTAAATATATTAGGAGGAGATCTTTATGCAAAAAATTTTCAAAACAATAGCCACAGCATACATGATTTCTGGAGATATGAATGGATATTATGGTAAAAAAAGAAATGAATTACGTAAAAATAGCTTACAATCGAGAAGTGATATAAATCAATTAGAAAGTGATTGGTACGCTACAGGTGCAGATATGCAAAAAGCTTTAAACGCATATCCAAAAGTAAAGGAACTAAATCATGGATACTGATACAAAACAGTCTAACGATGCAGAAGTGTTAGAAAGAAAACTAGAGAATGCTAATAATAGTGATGAAAGACGCGAAATTATAGCACGTGAAATTTCTTTAACTAAAAGTGGACCTCTTCCAGACCCTGAGGATTTTAAAAAATATGAAGAAGTTTTACCAGGTTCAGCTAACAGGATTATGGAAATGGCTGAAAAGAACCAGCAGCATAGAATGAACTTAGAAATTGTGGAGCAAGAAAAGTACTACAAAAGTAATGATTCAATTACGACAAAAGGAATTAATTCAAGTACGATTATTTCCATCGCGGGGATTATAGGATCAGTAGTATTAGGTATATTTGGAAAAGAATGGGCAGCAGGCATTATTGGGACTTTATCTTTGGGAAACATAGTGGTAAGTATGATTAACGCTACAGTAAATAATATAAGAAGAAAAGAGGACTAG